TAAGTCTTGTAGATGGTGGAACATCTCCTACTTATAACGCCACAGATACAGCTACTTCCCATGCAGGATGGACAGAATTTACAGGTTATGCAAACGCCACTCGCCCAGCCGCTGCATTTGGTGTAGCAACTTCTACTGGTGGTGGAGCAGGTTCAGCAGGTACGGGATCAATTGCTACTTCCGCAACGGCTTTTGTTATTACGGCGACAACAGGAACAGTAGCAGGGGCTTTTTTAATTACGGGCAATGCTAAATCACCTGCAAGCCAAACGGGATATACTTTATATTCTGCTGGTAGTTTTACAACTGGTAATCGTACAGTTTTGGCTGGCGATACATTGAACGTCACCTATACCGCTAACTGTTAAGGACTCATCATGGCTGCAAAATTTACAATTGGCGAAAATGTCAAAGTTACTCCAGCTCCTGTTGATCCTGCTGGCCCAGTAGAAGCTATGCAAATGGATGCTACGGGCAACATTCAGTATTTGATTTCTTGGGTGGATGAGAACAGCATAACCCAACAAAGATGGTTTGCGGAAGATCAATTGGTAGCTGCCTAATGTATGGCCGTCTATGATGTCTCTCAGTTTGAAACTACTCAAAATGGTAGTTGGGGGATATCCGCATGGGGCGATGCTGTTTGGGGTGGCACACCTTCTGTAACGGATACAACTTTTCCGTCTGGTACATCTAGTGTTCAAATCATTGAAAGTTTTTATTCGCCGTGGGGTGCTGGTGCATGGGGCGATGCTGTTTGGGGTGGGGACTCTTCTTTAGTTGAAGTGATTACTGCTGTAGCGGTTGCTAATTTATCGGTATCTGAGACGGCCACAGTGACTGAGAGCGAAACAGTTATTGCCATCAGCAATGTTGCTTTAACTGAGGACGTCAGCGCTACCGAGACAATTACAACGAGTTATGTAACAAGTGCCGCTGTAACTGAAATCATTACAGCCACAGATGTAGTTGACGCGGGTAATACAATTACTCTGCAGATTATTGAAGGTTTTGCGGTAGGTTGGGGCATTTCAAGTTGGGGAGCAGGTGTTTGGGGTGGAGCGTCCACATTGATAGATGTTGTGACAGATTTTATCTCGTTCAACCCAGAGGTTAATGAAACCGTTACGGTGACAGATGCAGTTTCATCTCAACCCACCTATGCGCTTACGGTATCAGAAACAGCGACAGTCACGGATTCAGTCAGCACAATTCAAACATTTGCTTGTCCTATAGCTGAGTTGGTTGTTTTGGCGGATGTGGTAAACACAACCCAAACATTTGATTGTTTTATCTCTGAGACGGCGACAGCCACAGATAGTTCGTTTGGTGGGTCTGTATACAATTCGTCGTCAAGTGAGACGGCTACAGTAACAGATTCCTACGTTGTAGGGGGGTCATCTCAACTATTTGTGTCTGAGACTGCGGTGGCTTTGGACTCAGTGGCGGGGGGTATTTCAGCTCTTTTGAGTGTTTTTGAGACCATCGTTTTGATGGATTCTTTAACAAATACCCTGACTTCTAGTCTTGCTTTGACAGAGACGGTGACAGTAACAGATTTGGTAACTCCAGCAGGGAGCATCTTTTTTGTTCAAATTGGAGAAACAATCACCGCAACTGACTCAGTTTTTGGTAGACTGTTGTGGGAAATAATTGATGACAGCCAGACTGCTTCGTGGCAAAATATAGATGATTCAGAGACGGTAACGTGGAGCTTGGTCAATACAGCACAGACAGCAAATTGGACAACAATTGATGATTCAGAAACACCGGGATGGTCAACCATTGATGATGCACAGACACCAGGTTGGACGGTAATTTCTACAGTTTAGGAGCATTTAAATGGCAGCAACGACAACGGAACTAGGACTGGTAACCCCGACGCAAGGGGACTTATCTGGTTCGTGGGGTAATACTGTTAATAACGGTATTACCGAATACACAAACATTGCGATTGCTGGCACCCTGTCTTTTGCTGGTGACGGAGCAATTACTTTAGCAAACACCACAGGTAGTGCTTCTGGAACCAACTTTACCGTAACTACAGCGCAATATGCGTTCATTAGAGTTACAGGTACACTTACCACACCCAAGATTATCACTGGCCCCAGCTACAGTAAAACCTACATGGTTGAAAATGCAGCCACAGGTAGCACGGTCACATTCAAAGCATCAGGACAATCAGGCGTATCCATTGCCGTAGGCGAGCGAGCCATTGTGTATTACAACGGCACGGATTATGTAAAAGTTTCATCTAATCTAGTAACCGCTTTAACAGGCACTCTTCCTGTAGCTAACGGCGGTACAGGTTTAACATCAGGAACCTCTGGTGGTGTTTTAGCCTACACAGCATCTGGCACATTGGCATCTTCTGCGGCACTAACTCAGTATGGTGTTGTCTACGGAGGTGGTGCTGGTGCGGCTCCTTCGGCTACGTCTGCGGGTACGGCAACTTATGTACTAACAAGCAATGGATCAGGTTCACCGCCAACATTTCAGGCGCCAGCGGCAAGTGGCATTTCAACAGGTAAATCCATCGCAATGGCGATGATCTTTGGCTTCTAAGGAGTTTTAAATGGCAAACCCAAATATTGTAAACGTCACAAGTATTTATGGAAATACAGCATATCAAATACCATCTGGTACAACTGTAGGCACTACTTGGACATACGATGGTACAACTACTCTAACGGGGTTAAAACCCGCTACAGGCACAGTAAACCGTGTTACTAGCATTGTGGTATCAAACTCGTATACATCGGCTGTTAATGCTACGTTAGGCATATCCAACAACGGAACTTATGCAAGTGGAACGGCATATTACATTGCAAATGCAGTATCTGTCCCGCCTAATGCTTCGTTAATTATTACGGACAAGACAACATCGTTTTACCTTACTGAGAACCAATCTATTGGCGCAATCAGTGGAACAAGTGGTAGTTATTTGACTTTTACTGTTACTTTTGAAGCAATCACGTAAGGACTGACCATGAGTTTGACTCATATCGGTGGCGTTATCTCTTCCCAATACAATGGGCTGAACTATCCTGTAACAACGGTAGAGTATCTTGTTGTCGCTGGGGGTGGTGGTGGTGGATATTATCAGTTTGGGCAATCTGGCGCAGGAGGAGGTGCGGGAGGCGTTCTTCAGGCTACAGGTTATTCAATTACTCTTGGCTCATCAATTACTGTAACTGTTGGGGCTGGAGGAGTTGGAAATGTTTCTAATTCAAACGGTACTAGTGGCAGTAACTCTGTTTTGGCGGGGGGAACAACAATAACTGCAACTGGTGGCGGTGGTGGTGGAAGTAGTAGCGTAGGACTTAATGGCGGCTCAGGTGGCGGTGGGGGCATAGGTTCTGCTGGTGGTACAGGCAGTCAAGGCAATAATGGCGGCGCTGGAGGTTCTAATTCAGGCGGTGGTGGCGGTGGTAGCGGTAGTGCTGGTGGTTCTGCATCAGGGCAATTAGGCGGCAATGGTGGCGCAGGTATTGTTTCATCTATTTCAGGATCACCCATGCAATTTGCTGGAGGAGGTGGAGGTGCGGGTTCTGTTAATGGAGAGCAATCAGGTTTTGGTGGTGGAGCAGGTGCTGGTCAAGGCAATTGCTACAGCATTCCTAGATATGCAACATCTGCTTTAGCAAATACTGGCTCAGGAGGCGGTGGTAGTTCAGACAATGTTAACGGCAAAAAAGCATCAGGTGATGGCGGTTCAGGCATCGTAGTCATCAGATACCCATCCTATCTATCCCAAGCAACAAGCACAACAGGTTCACCTACTTATTACCAAGCACTTGGCTATAACGTCTATGTTTTCTACGCCAACGGCACAATTACATTCTAAGGATCACAATGGCAACGGGCATCTTTACACTTAGAAATCAACTTCAAGGTTTACTTACCAAAGCATGGACAGGTACGCAGAAAACTAATTTTGTTGAATACCTTGTTGTTGGGGGTGGTGGAGGTGGAGGTGCAAATGGTGGTGGTGGTGGTGCAGGTGGATTGGTTCAAGGTTTAATAAATGTACCTATAGGAACATCTTTAACGGTTACTATTGGAGGTGGTGGTACTGGACAGACTTACTCTAATAGGGCCTCTATTACTGGCGGTCAAAACTCTGTGTTTGGCAACATTACTGCAACTGGCGGCGGTCAAGGCGGTACAGAATCGCTCAATTGGGGCAGTGGAACTGCTTTTGGTGCTTCTGGTGGTTCAGGCGGTGGAGGCGGGTATAACGGATCAACCACAGCAGTTGGAGGTTCTGGTACATCAGGTCAAGGTAATGCTGGGGGAAATAACGCTGGAGCGGCTACAAATGCTTATGGCGGTGGTGGTGGAGCAGGTACTATTGGACTTAGTGCATCAAGCACAACTATTGCTGGTAATGGGGGCGCAGGAATAGCATCAGCAATCAATGGAACAGTAACTCCTTATGCTGGTGGAGGTGGTGGTTCAGGTGGTGGTGCAGGTACTGCTGGTGTTGGTGGGGTTGGCGGCGGTGGAGCAGGCGCTATAAGTACTGCAACTGCAACAAATGGAACAGTTAATATTGGCGGAGGCGGCGGAGGATGTAATGGAGGTACATCAGGTAATGGCGGTTCAGGCATTGTCATCATTAGATACCCTAATTCATTCTCAGATGCTACATCAGTAACCAATGGAACAAAAACAAGTATTACAGGCTTTACCGTATATACGTTTATCGCCAATGGGACTATCACCTTTTAAGGAACAAGCAATGTCAAACTTATTAGGCGGTTATCTCAGCGCTACATTTAATCCCTTGACTAGCGGAGTTACAAGCACGGTTGAATACTTGGTTGTGGCTGGTGGCGGTTCTGGCGGTTATGCTACAGGAGGCTATGCAGGTGGAGGCGGTGGAGCAGGAGGTTTGTTAACTTCTACTGGCTACACAATAACTCCAGGATCGCCTATAACCGTTACAGTTGGTGCTGGTGGTACTGGTGGAACAAGTCCTACAAATGGTGTTGATTCTGTATTTGGTTCTATAACTGCTACAGGTGGTGGTAGAGGTGGCGCAAACGCTGGTGTTGGAAATGGTGGTTCTGGCGGTGGTGCTGGTGAATCTGGAACTTTTGGAACTGGTACATCAGGCCAAGGAAATGCTGGCGGTACTGGTGGATACATTAACTTTTTTATTGGTGGTGGCGGAGGTGGTGCTGGGTCTGTTGGTTCAAATATTTCTGCATCACAAGCTGGTTCTGGAGGCGCAGGACTTTGCTCATCTATTACAGGTCAGCGTGTTTTTTATGCTGGAGGTGGTGGGGGTACTACATCTAGCGGAACTTATGGTAACGGTCTTGGTACAGCAGGTGGTGGAGATGGCGCTCTTGCTAACAATAAAGCTGCTACAAATGGATTATCTAATACAGGGGGAGGCGGTGGCGGTGGAATAACTACAACCACTCCTGCGGCATCAGGCGGTTCAGGAATAGTCATTATTCGATACCCTGCTAACTGCGCTCCCCCTGCATCAACAACAGGATTGCAACAAGTTTTGTACAATAACGGTTTTCAAATATACGTTTGGACATCAAACGGAACAATCACTTTTTAAGGAGTAAACATGGCACATTACGCAAAAGTAATCAATGGTATCGTCACAGAAGTCAATGTGGTCGATTGGGAAACGCTGAACATCGAAGGACATCCTTGGGGTGATCCATCATTGTGGATTCAGACTTCTTACAATACCCAAGGCGGTGAACACAAACTTGGCGGTACACCACTGCACAAGAACTACGCAGGTATTGGTTATACATGGGACGGTACAGGATTTGCTCCCCCACAACCTTTTGCCTCATGGACAAAGAATGCAGATACTTACTTATGGGAACCTCCAGTAGCGATGCCATCAGACGCAGGTACAGGCACACCTCCTAAAATGTATCGATGGAATGAAGAGACAGTCAATTGGGTTGAAGTAACTACACAGGCGTAAATCATGGCTCAACTAAGCGGAATGTGGACTTTAAGTCAAGTAAGCCAAGCAGTAAAAGCTGGGCAGTGGATAGGCTTTCCGCAAACAGTTGAGTATTTGATAGTTGCGGGTGGAGGAGCTACTTGTAGTTACCTTGGTGGTGGCGGAGGTGGTGGTGGATTACTTGCAGGGCAAACTTCAATTACTCAAGGCACAACTTGTTATGTAACAGTAGGTGCTGGCGGTACTGGTGTAAATGGCGGTTTTACAGAGGCCACGCAAAAAGGGGGTAATTCAGTTTTATTGGCTACAAGTTCTGGTGCTACTACAGGAAACTTTGTTGCTATTGGTGGTGGAGGCGGTGCTGGAGTTGGCGGTTCTGGCACAGCGGGTTCTGGCGGTTCTGGTGGTGGTTCAGGCGCAAGGGCTGGCGCAGATGGCGTACCCGGAAGCGGAACATCAGGACAGGGAAACGCTGGGGCTTTAGGTTATCAAGTCAGCCAAGCAACTGGCGGTGGTGGAGGTGGTGCTGGTACTGTTGGATTGGCTGGTGTTAGTGCTACACAAGCTGGTAATGGAGGAGCAGGAATTGCATCAAGCATCACAGGTTCTGTTGTAACTTATGCTGGGGGTGGTGGAGGTGGTGGTTCTTCTGGTGCAACCGCAGGTGTTGGTGGAGTTGGAGGTGGTGGCGCAGGAAATGCGTCTTCAAATAGTACGCAAATGGTTGGAACGCCCGGAACAGCTAACACAGGAGGTGGCGCAGGAGGCTCTCCAAATTATGGTACGACAACTGTTACTCAAGCAAACGGTGGCTCTGGAGTAGTCATCATACGTTATCAAGGTAATACGCAATGGTTTACAGGCGGTATTGTTAGCGCCTCAAATGGTTATGTTGCTCATATTTTTATTTCTAACGGTACTTTAGTACCTCAAGCACCAACACTTGCAAATGTTGCAATTTTCTATTCATCAGGAATATGGACAGCCCCTGTTGGCGCAACTCAAGTTCAATACCTAGTTGTTGGCGGAGGTGGTGGTGGCTCATTTGGTGGTGGCGGTGCTGGTGGATTACTCACAGCCACAGGATTGGCTGTTACTGCGGGAACTGCTTATGCAATTACTGTTGGTGCGGGTGGAGTAGGTAGAGGATTGGCGGGTCTTAACAGTACAACAGTTACACAAGGTTCTAATTCTTTACTTGGTACTTTAGTCAATGGAAGTACAGGAGCAGTTGGTGGAGGTTACGGAGGTAGCCAAACCGCTAACACAGGTTCTGGTGGCACGGGTGGCTCTGGCGGTGGAGGAGGTCACGGAATACTGACTGGTGGTGGCCCAGTTATCCCAGCCAATGGTGGATCGGCAACTTCTGGTCAAGGATATGCGGGAGGAACTGGTCGTGAACCAAACAATTATGGTGGTGGAGGCGGCGGTGGTAGTTCTTCTGTCGGTGGAGATGCGGGCGCATCAGTTGGCGGTAATGGAGGCTCAGGCACAGCATCAAGCATAAGTGGAAGTTCAGTAACTTATGCGGGTGGTGGCGGTGGCGGATATGGAGGTACTGGCGGAACAGGTGGTGGCGGAAATGCCGCTCCTAACGATAGTAGTTCAGCATCGGTTGCAGGAACGCCCAACACAGGTGGAGGAGGTGGCGGTGCAAATGGTTATGGTGCAAACGGTGGATCAGGTATTGTCATCATCAAATGGAGTTAACCAATTGATCCTTTCACTCTTGTTGCCCTTGCATCCTCTGCGTTCAAACTCGTCAAAGAATCATGCGAGATGTACAAAGAAGGGCGGCAGTACGTCCTTGATGCCAAGGCTGAAGTTGAAGGTGTAGTCAAAGATTTGAAGGGTATCCAAGCGGATGCCAAGGGAGTCTGGGGTTTCTTAACGGGTCTTTTTGGTGGCAAGAAAGAGCCAATTCAACAAAAATCTGTTGAAAAGCCCGTTAAAAAGGTAAAAGCCAAGGCTCCTAAGTTTGATGAGAACCAGATTTATGCCCAAGTTGCTGATGCTCTAACCAAGTTCTTTCATGCCTACAATGGTTTGAAACACTACAAAGAAGAGCAAGAAGAGACAGCAATCAAGGTAGGGGATGAAGAAGGACAAGACATTGCAATCAAATTAGTCATTGCTGACTTGCAGATGGAAAAGTTAAACGATGAGTTGCGTGAGTACATGGTGTACCACGTACCCAGTGAATTTAAGGATCTTTATAGCCGTGTAAACAAGATGATTGGTCACATTGCCAACCAACAGCAACTAGCGAGAAAAGAAGAGTTGGACAGAAAGAAGGCAATTGAATGGCAACGAAGACAGGCTATAAGCAAAATTCAACACAGGGTGCTAATCGGGGGAATAACTACCCTAATGATCCTGTGGGCGTGGATGATGATTCTGACGATGACTCTTTCTACGTCATTGTGATTGTGATCCTGTTATGCGTGATCTTGTTTTTCATGCCAGTCCTCATGTGGATGTACATGGATGTAAGGCAGACCGAGATCAAAGTTCAGAAGCTTGTAAAGAAGTTGGAGAATAAATAAATGGATTGGTTAAAGTCAATAGCACCCACGATAGCCACAGCTCTTGGCGGCCCGCTTGCTGGTCTTGCTGTCAACGCAGTCTCATCTGCTCTAGGTATAGACCCTAGTAAGGTAGAGGAAACCATACAGTCAGGCAAACTCAGCGCTGACCAAATAGCATCTATCCAGCAAGCGGAACTAGGGTTGAAGGCTCGGGCGCAGGAGCTTGGTCTTGACTTTGCTAAATTGGCTGTAGACGATAGAAAGTCTGCCAGAGAACTTCAAGCCACAACACGCAGTTTTATTCCGCCAGCCTTGGCTATTCTGGTCACGGTGGGTTTCTTTGGAATTTTGGTGGGTATGATGATGGAAACATTCAGAACAAGTGAAGCCTTGATGCTGATGCTTGGGAGTCTAGGCACGGCTTGGACGGGAATCATTGCGTTCTATTTCGGGTCTTCTGCTGGTTCACAAGCAAAAGATGATTTACTACACAAAAGCACACCAACAAAATGACCATACTCACCAAAAACTTCACTCTTGAAGAGCTTACACACACCGATCATAGGGAGTTTTCAAATGAACCTAACGAACTTGAAAAAGCAAATCTTATGCGTCTTGCAGTCTTTCTGGAGCAGGTTAAAACTGTTCTTGGCGGCAAGCCGATCATGGTTAATTCAGCGTTTCGGTCAAAAGCCGTGAATGATGCAGTCGGATCGAAAGACTCGTCTCAGCATAGGGTTGGCTGTGCGGCTGACCTGCGTGTTCCCGGAATGACACCTGACGAGGTAGTTAAAGCCATCATTGCTAGTGACTTAGGTTTCGATCAAGTCATTCGTGAGTTCGACCGCTGGACGCATATATCAGTGCCAAACCACCCAGACGATAAACCTAGACGGCAAGCGCTTATCATTGATAAAATGGGCACAAGACCATACGCATAGGTAAATCATGCCACTACAAAAAGTCGTTTTTAAACCCGGAGTTAACAGAGAGAACACTCGATATACGAACGAGGGTGGCTGGTATGAGTCTCAGAATGTTCGTTTCCGTCAAGGCACGCCTGAAAAGATTGGCGGTTGGACGCAGTACACCACGTTTACATTTGTAGGTGTTTGCCGACTGCTTTGGAACTGGATCACGGTCAACAACATCAACTATCTGGCAGTAGGCACAAACTTAAAGTTTTACCTGACCTTTGGTACGCAGTACTACGACATTACGCCCATACGCTCTTCAGTCAACCTGCCCAATAACCCTATTGCCACAAACTCTGCTACCAATGCTGGCGGGAAGACAACCGTTACTGTTACAACAACTCTGGCCAATGGCGCTTTGCTTGGGGACTTTGTAACCATAGCGGGAGCAACGGCTGTTGCTGGGGTAACGGTCAGCGGTGAATACCAGATTGTTTCTGTCCCAACATCAACAACATTTACCATATCCGTAACGGGTACTGCAACGGGCACTACTACAACAGGCGGCGGTGCATCAGCTACGGCGGCCTTCCAAGTCAATACAGGCGCAGCATATCAAATTCCATACTATGGTTGGGGTGCTGGGTACTGGAGTCAAGGAACTTGGGGTAATGGTGGTACATCCGCTACCAACATCCAGTTGTGGAACGCTTATAACTTTGGCGAAAACTTACTCTTTGGCCCGCGTGGTGGAGCCGTTTACTACTGGAAAGCTTCTGGTGGCGTGTCTACTCCCGGTGTTTTGCTGTCCAGTTTAGGTGGCGCTGTCACGTTTACTAATGCGTCTCCTACAGTTGTGACGTTCACCATTCCTTTGACTGAAGGCACAGCCGTTCAATTTGCCACCACAAGCTCAATGCCTTCTGGCGTAACAGCAGGACTTACATACTATCTGTACAACGTACAAGGCTTAACGGCTAATATCTTGAATAGCGCAGGTGCAATAGTCAACACATCTTCTACGGGTTCAGGATGTTCTATATCCAATCTTGTGGATGTGCCTTTGTTCCAGAACTACATCATTGTGTCAGATGCTTCTAGGTTTGCTATTGTGTTTGGAACAAACGACTATGGCTCTTCGACAATTGATCCTATGTTGATACGTTGGTCAGATCAAGAAAACCCTTATGAGTGGACACCCGACGCCACAAACCAAGCGGGCAGTATCCGGCTGTCTCACGGCTCACAGATTCAATCAGCCATCCAAACTCGTCAAGAAATTGTAGTTCTAACAGATCAAGCGGTCTATTCATTCCAATATGTGGGCGCCCCTTATTACTGGAAAACGCAGCTTCTTGGCGACAACATCTCCGTGATTGGTCAAAACTCAGTTGCTCTTGCATCCAGCGTGGTCTATTGGATGGGCAAAGACAAGTTCTATATGTACGATGGTCGTGTACAAACGCTTAATTGTGATCTTCGTAAGTTTGTATTTCAAAACATCAACCAGACCCAGAACCAACAGGTTTTTGCCAGCACCAGTGAAGCCTACAATGAGGTATGGTGGTTCTACGTTTCTGGAACAGGCACTACAGTTAATGCTTATGTAGTCTATAACTACATTGAAAAGCTCTGGTATTACGGCAGTATGGCTCGTACTGCATGGCTAGACTCAGGACTATTACCCAACCCAGTTGCGGCTACGTACACTGGTTATGTTCTTAATCAAGAGACAGGTGTTGAC